ACCACCTGAGCCGTGAAAATACTTGATATTAAAATTGACTTTGCCGCTACTATTCTCACGATAGAAGTTATAAACTATCCAACCTCCATATCCACCAACCTCAACATTAGTGTCATTGGTTGAGTTCAGTCCATATACAAAACGTTCAATAACGTCTGTTTCTTGTCTTTTTAAAATGTTCGTTTCGTGATTGCCATACCCTACAACCTTGATAAGATGAGCGTATGGTGAAAACCATTTAACCGCATCATTCACGACTGCATCTAAGTAGTTAGATTTGTTATGTTCTGGTAGGATATCTGACTTGTTTTTACGAGGATCATAGGCTCCTTGCATGAGGCAAAATGTATCCCCGTTAAGCAGTATATCTGCGCCTATTTCTTTGGCTTGGTCAAGGTGACGCTTAAGTAACTCACGGTCACACTTTGGGTTATCCCAGTGGATGTCTGAGATGAGTAATACTTTTTTGGGAGCAAATTCATTCCGTAGTACGTGTACATTTGTCTTCATAACTTTATTTTTAACAACAAAAGGGTAATTATACCAAGACAAACATAGACCCAAATGGGTGTTTTGTACTTAGTTATGACCTTTGGGGGTAGTTGTTTTGTGATTGTAATATACGAAGTATCTGGCTTTTGAGTTATAGTAGTAGTAAAAACATCATGTTTTCTTATTACTTCAACCCTAACAGAGCCGGTATCTATACGAATAGTGTCTAAATAACTAAGCGTATCTATTTGTTTGTGGATAAATGTATCACGAATAGTGAAGGTGTCGATTACAATAGAGGTATTGCAGTAAGCACTGTCTTTTTTGCAAGCTTGCTTATGATGCCAGTTTGCAGAACATGATGCAAATAATACAACTATTGCAACCCATCTCATTTCTTTTTAACAAATTGTTTATAGTGAAATATACTTGCCCATGTAAACAAACAAGCATATCCAACATTCATTAAAATTTCCGTATTTGGTGGGTAACTCATATACAATACATTCCACAAACCCATTACTGCGGGTAAAGCCAATCCGACTCTAAGTAATATCTTTTCTGCCAATGGCAATTTATCAATTCTTGACACTTGTCTACCAAAGACAAAAATGTAGAATAACGTTGCGTTGACGCAAACCAATAAATTGGCTACCTCATTTATTATTTGTAGTAGTTCCATCTTGTATTTTTTCTTTAAAGAAACGTTTGCTAATTGCCTCAACTCCTTTTAATCCAATGAAGCCAAGTATAAAAGCAATTCCGTTTTCGTATTTAGTGTTTTCAATCTTGGTTAATTCCATGATAACGGGTGTTAAATAGTTAGCCGAAGCCGTACCCGTAATGATGGCGAACAAAGATTGCTTGATGTTCTTAGCCCCTTCTTTTCCAAGAAACAAAAGTGAGCCTAACAACCCCGCAACAGATTGCATGATGTTAATTCCTATTTCGTCTAAAAAGGTTTTCATGGTTTTATTTTATTTATTTTATATCTATTTTTTACTCTATTTGCTATCATGTTCGATATGGTTGATGGTGATAACCCTAATTTCTTTGAACATTCTGATATTGACTCAAATGTAATATCTAGTTCCCCACAATAAACTTTTTTCTTGTTTGATTCCCATGTTTTATGCATAGATTCTATAGGATTCTTCTTGCCTTTATTTAAGTGGCTTATAGTGGCTTTTGTTTCTTTTGTATGCGATTTGCCATAAAAAGGATTGAGGTGTCCTTTTCTTTTTTTTGACATCTTATCCCTAGTTTGCTTAGAGGCTTTTTTGCCGGTTAAAGATTTAGATATTTTTTCTTTTTGCTCTTCAGATAATTGTTTGCCTTTGTTCTTTAAAGATACCTTTTTGTTGTGTTGTGGGCTATTCCTACTTCCGCTACGCGTATCCCCTCCAATGGAAGTGTTTTTTAGATTATAATAATTAACATTATTGGCTGCATCTACATTAGATAATAGCCATTCTTCCATTTGTCTAAAATTTCTTCCTATATAAATTATTGATCTTTTAAATGAATTAGGCCGTTTCTTATATGCTCTTTGAAAATACAACCCACTACCAACATACCCATCATCAGGCGTACCAAGATGACTACCGATATAATACATATCTGTATCTAAATCATGCCATCTATACACAAACCCTATCAATGTGGAAGGTCTTCTTCAGTTGGTTCGGGGAAGTACTCAGGGTGCAACTCTTTACATTTCTCAGTCCATTCAGCGATAGCCCTTGATGAACCAAAAACGTGTATTCCGACGGGCTTACACCACACCATTTTGCTATCCCAAGAACTTAAAGCATCGCCACTCCACAATACATCAACGTGGTATTTAGTTGATAGAATAGGTGCAGTTGTTTCGTTGCCTTCCTCGTCGTATTCGCCTTCGGTTAGGACTATATTACCCAATCTTACTATGCTATGAGGATGGCTTGGGTTACCTTCCTCGTCAACTCCTAAATTGTCGATGTAGGTGTTGGCTTCTGTTTCTGATTTAAATTCGTATTTTCTGAACATATTTATATTGTTGTTAATTCGATACACTCGGCATCGGTTAGGGCGGTTGGGAAGTATAATAATTGTTTCACCTTTCCAAATAAATTTTCACTACCCGTAGCATTTGTAAAACTTAAATCATTTAATCCTAAAATACTATCAGTGCCAGTACCGCTATCAACTAAAACTCCATTTACAAACATTTTATAATTAAAGGAATTGTCAAAACTAATGGCAATTTTGATGTTGTCTTTAGTATCCGATACAATATGCGTTAGGTCTACTGATGCTGAATTATTGCCCTCAATTCTTGCGAAAACTTGATTTGAAATTGCTCTATATCCAAAAAGAACTCTGTTATCATTAGTACCATCACTTAATGTAATGAACCTATTTGTTAAATCATTAAATAATGAACTGCCTTCATAAAACAAAACACCTTGAGTGGAATTAAAAACAGAACTATCTCCAGCACCACTACAAGAATCTTGCGACCTCGTTACACTACTTCCATAGGTAGGTATGTAGGATGTGGGGTAACTACCCTCTTCCATCTGCAAACCATACAACAAAAAACTTGATGCAGGTGCTGAAGGACTATTATTAAATAACACAAAAGCATGTGTAGTTGCCGTAGCAGTTATGCTAAATGAAATTCTTTGCCATTCATCAGTCGCAGTAAATGTTGTTCCTGCAAAACCTGTAAACCATGAGGTGTGTTCTATTTGAGTAGTTCCATCACTCTTTACATAGAAGGATGCTGTATATGTTTGACCAATAGTAAGTCCCGAAATTGACTTGGTTAATTGTGGGTAAGTACCTCCTGCTGAAATAAATCTTGAAGCATTTTGCACACCCTCTGGTGATGTTGTGTAATTATCGGTAAAACTTACTAATGTTTTACTCCAATAAGAACCACTATAGTACTCGCTTTGAGCGAACAGATTTGAGCGTTGTGGCTCTAAAAGTAAACTTGGACAAGTAGCCCCACCCGAATAGTCAAGGCGTGGCATATCCTCAAGAATACCCGCTTGTTCTGTTGTGGTGGTTGTAGGGATATAGTCAGTTGCTATTAAGCCTTGTTCTAATTGAGAGAATGCAACAAGTAAATCTGCGGCACTATTGTCCGATGCATTTGTAATACCTACACCTTGACCGCTTCCTCTTTCAAAGAAAAATTCAAATCTTTGCCACTCACCTGTAGCAGTAAAATCTTGACTTAAATCAATAGCACCATCTCCAAATAATCTAAATTTATTACCTCCACCATTGCTTTTGACATAAAAGGATGTTGTTAATACATTTCCTGATGTAATGTTTTTATAAAAATATCTATCACTTCCAGCAGTCCAAGATATGTTAGCCGCAGTTGAACCTCCATTAGGGTCGGTTTCAGTAATACTTACTTTTGTTGCATTTGAAACTAACCAACCTGCCGCATCTCTAAAATCTTGAGAGTATGTAAATAGATTCTCTCTACCCTTCTCAATTAACCCCTCACTATTAACACGGGTAGCCGCTAAGTTTGATCCACGACTAAACGTGAAATCTCCATCTCCGTTAGTTGGCTTGGCACTATATAACGTGCCATCTTTGTAGCCGCTTGGTATTTGTATTAAACTCGCTTTATTTAATAAACTCATTTTGTTATTTTGTTAGTATGGCTAATTCTT